CTAAAAGGCAAGTATATGTTCGGGCACTTTGAGCTGCCTGGATACTTAATGAATGCCATGGTAGCTATGCCCGAGCACGGCGAGCTCAGAGGCGACGACTTCCAGGGGTTTGAACATGTGTTTAGTGGACACTTTCACAAGCGACAAACACAGCGCAACATCACTTATGTAGGTAACTGCTTTCCACACAATTATGCAGACGCCGGTGATGACGATCGCGGCATGATGATCTTAGAATGGGACAAGCAGCCCGAATTTCATGCATGGCCCGACCAACCCAAATATCGTGTGTTTAACTTGAGTGACGTTATTAATCATACCGAGGCTATGCTCAAGCCCGGTATGCACTGTCGCGTTAACCTGGACATTGATATCAGCTACGAAGAAGCTACGTTTATTAAAGAAACATTTATTGACACCTACAAGCTACGTGAGATTACGCTAATTCCTGCCAAAGTTACTGAGCTAACCGAATACGAAATACAAGGCAACATCGAATTCGAAAGTGTTGATCAAATTGTAGCGAGTCAACTTACTACACTAGAAAACGGCAAGTTCAATAAGAATCTATTGCTAGACATTTATCGCAATCTTTAATGATAGACTTATCAACTGTTAAGTGGCTTCAAGTCGAAGCTTCTAGCAAATGCAATGCATGGTGCCCGGGCTGTTCGCGCAACAAGAACGGCTACGGGCTTGCCGATGATCTAGTTATCGAAGATTTAAAGACTGAACGGCTTGCTGAAGTTATGGCAATGATGCCAAACTTACAAGTTGCAGACTTCTGCGGCACATTTGGTGATGCTATTGCTGCCAGCAACATTGCGGAATTAACCGAAGTAGCAAAAGCTGCTCCAGAAATACTTGTGCGCACCAATGGCAGTTTGCGCAACGAAGACTGGTGGCGCGACTATGCTAAACAGCTAGCAGGGCACAAGCACAACGTCTGGTTCTGCTTAGACGGTCTAGAAGACACTCACCACATTTACAGACAAGGCACCGACTGGCACAAGATCATTCGCAATGCCGCTGCGTTTATTGAAGCGGGCGGGTATGCTACATGGCAGTTTATCCCGTGGGCACACAACGAGCACCAAATCAAAGACTGTTTGCGTTTGAGCCAAAAACTGGGATTTAAAAAGTTTGAATTGTACAAACGTGTGCGTACCAACTTTCAAGCGCAAGACTACCGAACAGGTGCCCCAGTTGATATCCAGCCATGGAGCCGCAACGAAACAATTAATCCGTTAACCTTTGTAAAAAATCGAGTTGCGGTAAAGGACTGTATGCATCTGGAGTTTCCCAGCATGTACTTGAATGCTAGTGGAAAACTAAATGTCTGCTGTTTCTTTAATAAGTTTTTTGCAGACAATGATCCATCAAAGCTTATGGACATCACAACCCAGCTTGCTGACCCCGATTCGGTGCATAGAGTTTGTATGCACCATTGCGGAAGCAACACACAATCAGTATAATAGCCCAGTATGTTCAAAATTAAAGACTTAACAGTTAAAAACTTTATGAGTGTAGGTAATGCTACACAAGCGGTTAACTTCGATCGCAGAGACTTGACGTTGGTACTCGGCGAGAACTTGGATCTCGGGGGCGATGACTCAGGCGCACGTAACGGCACAGGTAAGACAACCATTATTAATGCGTTATCCTATGCCCTTTACGGCAACGCCCTTACTAACATCAAGAAGGATAACCTGATCAACAAAACAAACCAAAAAGGCATGATGGTTTGTATTGACTTTGAAAAGGACGGGGTTGACTATCGCATCGAGCGTGGGCGCAAGCCAGGCGTTATGCGATTCTTTGTTAGCGGTAACGAAAAAGAAATCACTGATGAAGCCCAAGGCGACAGCAGAGAAACACAAGCAGAAATTGAACGTATGTTGGGCATGAGTCACGACATGTTCAAACACATTGTTGCTCTTAACACCTACACAGAACCATTCCTAAGTTTAAAAGCCAATGATCAACGAGTAATCATTGAGCAGTTGTTGGGCATTACACTCCTAAGTGAAAAAGCCGAACGTCTTAAAGAGCTTAACAAGGCCACTAAGGATGCAATTACCCAAGAAGAATTCCGCATCAAGGCAGTAGGCGATGCTAACAAACGTATCCAGGATCAAATTGACGCACTGCTTAGACGTCAGACCATGTGGACTACTAAGAAGTCCACTGATGTTGCAGCGTTGCAAGCAGCATACGATCAACTTGCCGAAATAAACATCGAGGCTGAGTTAGATGCACATCAAGCATTGAGCTCGTATAATGAGAAAGCCAAGCAGATTAAAGACTTAACTGGGTGGATTAAACGCTGTGAGCTAGACGAAGCTAGAGAAAACAAAACAATCGAAAAGCTCAAAGCTGATATTTCTAGTCTAGAAAATCATACTTGCCACAGTTGCGGGCAAGCGTTCCACGACGATAAACAAGAGACGTTGCTAGAGGAAAAACGCCAGGCACTACAGGAAGCCGCATTACAAGCACTAGCAACCAATACACAGTGGACTGAGCATACCGATGCGCTTAAAGCATTAGGTGAACTAGGACCGTTGCCACAAGTATTCTACGATCGTGAAAGCGATGCGTTTGAACACCGTAGCTCAATGGCTAGTATCCTTGCACAACTTACTTCCAAAGAATCAGAAGCCGATCCTTATGCTGAACAAATCCAGGAGATGCAAGAGCAGGCGCTAGAGGAAATTGACTATTCTACTATGAATGAATTAGTAAGTCTCAAAGAGCACCAAGACTTCTTGTTAAAGTTGTTAACAAACAAAGACAGCTTTATCCGCAAGCGCATCATTGATCAAAACTTGAGCTACTTAAATGCACGATTAGGACAATACTTAGATCGCATTGGCTTGCCGCATACTGTAAAATTCAACAACGACCTAACTGTAAGCATTACAGAGCTAGGACGCGATTTAGACTTTGACAACTTATCACGTGGCGAACGTAACAGATTGATTCTATCGCTGTCATGGGCATTCCGTGATGTGTGGGAATCGCTGTATCAACCCATTAACTTATTGTTCATCGATGAGCTTATTGACTCAGGCATGGACAGTAATGGCGTAGAAAATGCACTAGGTATTCTCAAGAAGATGGCCCGGGATTCAAATAAGAGTATCTGGCTAGTGTCGCACAAAGACGAGTTAGCTGGACGTGTAAACAATACGCTGCACGTTATTAAAGAAAACGGTTATACCACATACAGCACAGATGTCGAAATTGTTTGAAACAGTCAGGACACTACACATCGAGTCTACAGACATCTGTCAGGCTCAATGTCCTGCGTGTGCTAGAGAAACAGATCCTGCATTTAATAAGAATGCACAAAACTGGCTTTCGGTTCCTGACGTAAAACGATTGCTGCCTGAGCGGGTTATCTATCGCTTAGACAAAATGTACATGTGCGGCAACTACGGAGATCCAGCTGCTAACAGTGACTCACTTAGCATCTTCTCATATTTTAGATCTGTGAATAGCAGCATTACCTTAGGTATGAATACCAATGGTGGCTTGCAAAATGCCTACTGGTGGGCAGACATGGCCAATGTATTATACAAGCCAACTGACTATGTTGTGTTCAGCATAGATGGACTAGAAGATACTAACCATTTGTATCGTCGAGGTGTGAGCTGGGACCGGGTAATGCGCAATGCCAAAACGTTTATCGAATCGGGCGGCAATGCACACTGGGACATGCTGGTATTCAAGCACAACGAGCACCAAGTTGATGCCTGCGAGCAACTTGCCCGAGACATGGGATTTAAATGGTTCCGTGCTAAAGTTAGCAAGCGACCTGCTCCTGCAGGCATTGAACAACCGGTTCAATGGCATAGGCCCGCTGCACAAGGATCTATACAGTGTTCAGCACTGGCAGATAACAGCTTGTTTTTAAGCGCAAAAGGCGTGGTTAGCCCCTGTTGTTGGCTCGGAGAAGCAGATCCTACGGCAGATTTTAGCCAGGTTCAAGCTAGTTGGGCTACTGCTACTCCTCATAAGACTTGTGCAGAAATGTGCAGTTCCGCAAACAATTTAACCAACTTTGCCAGTCAATGGCAACGCAATAACGAATTATAATATTTTAATCATGGCACACTCAGGCATAACTATACTACATGACATGGCACTTTCAAGGAACTCCCGTTGACACTCTCCCAGACGAGTGCGTGGGTTTCGTATATCTTATCACAAATACAGTATCAGGGCGCAAATACATAGGTAAGAAACTAGCAAAATTTTCTAAGACAACTCAAAAAACAATTAAATTAAAAAACGGCACCAAAAAGAAAAAGAAAATCCGCAGCAAAGTGGATTCTGATTGGCGCACATATTATGGCTCAAGTCCCGAATTAAGCAAAGACGTAGAAGCATTAGGCACAGACAAGTTTACACGTGAGATTCTATTCATCTGTAAGAGCAAAGCAGAATGCAGTTATATCGAAGCTAGGGAACAATTCACTCGCAAAGTTTTAGAAACAACAGATTATTATAACGGACATATTCAAGTCCGTGTCCATGGCTCCCACATCTTAAACAAAATCTAATCATCGGTTTACGGCTTGCACTGGCTAATATCAAGTGCCTAACAGTAGACAACTGGACATTCGTGTCGCAGGGACAGAAGACTCTATGCCGACTAGAGCACTCAATCACTATCCTTAACAGGACGAAGATCGCAAATTGCCGCGGTTTGATTGTTTGAAGAGAATAAAAGCGATTGTTTGCCATGAGTGCAAGCAATTAAGTAAAGGCTAAAAAGACGTAGCAGCGATGCTACAGGTTTAGATAGTATGTTAGCGTATATTGTTTAAACTGCCGTTGTGATAAGAACTAAGTGAGCAGGTACCGGACAACCGCCTGTGTTAAGTAGAAATACTTTGTAGCTTTAACGCTAGTGACTGTTTCGAACTCGGATGAAACATTTCATTTTTGCCCTGTGCGGGCAAAGTGTGACTGAGGAATCTGGATGAATATGTATCGCTTTAGCGATAAGAAAAGTTGTTGTGAGCGCAAGCGAAACAATTTTAAGTGTATCCACGACTGCGGGAATGGCCAATTGATCCAGTAAACGATTCAATTGCCCTAGCTCAATGAGAATGTTCTTGAGCTTGTTTACGTCGAGTGTTTTTGTTTTCTTAATTTCAAGAATTGTGATCTTGTCGATGAGTTCGCCTACACTAATAGGTGCCAGTACAGTTTGTTCCATAATTAAAAGAATGGTAATCCACTTTTCTTTGTTGTTTCGATATTTTCTTTAACTAAGTCGCCAACAATCTGCCGTTCTTCGTGGCTTAGGTTCATGGCTTCGCTGTAAGTTAGGCCACCTCTCATAAACCAACACATCTTAATTGCTTCTTGCTTTAGGGCTCTTGACTGTTTGTCGTACGACTTAATTAAATCCAGGACCTCGTTAGGGTCCAGGATAGTCAAGAGCCGTTGCCGAAAAAATTTGCGTAATCGAATGTTAACTCTGCTTTGTACTCTTTTGTGCAGTCTGGGCAGTGTAGCG